GTTGATGGTCAAACCAGGCTGAACGCCAAGCTCGGTCTTCTTGACAGCGAACTGTTCAAAACGAAGAACCGGCATAGCCTGGAACAAGATTTCCTTGGACCAGATCTGCTGGATTGCGGGTGAAAGGGTACTATCACTGGAGTAACCGGTCGTGGAAATTGAACCAAGACCTGCTCCGGTAATCGCACCTCCTTGGGGGGCGGGTAATGCCATATTAATATCCTCCGATGGATAGGTTTATTGGGTTTTAGTTAAAACCGACCTCGTTGAGGGCGGGCATTCATTAGCCTGTCACGCATCTTCACGTATTGATCCATCGGCATGTTGCGGATATCTTCCGCACTTAACGTCTGGTATTCCGATTGGTTATCCAGTGGTCCAGAAGGAGGAGCCGTTAAAGACGCCCCCTTAGGGCGGGCTGGTGGGCTCGTCCTCTGGATTGATTCGATTATAGCATTACTTCGTTCACGAAGTACTGCAATGCTATTGTCGATCTCTTCTTCAGTGTTACCTGAAATCAGATCGCGTAATTCAGGGATAATTGTTTCTTGCTCAACTTGCAAACGTCGTTGGCGGTATGACTCAAGTTGCTGAAGACTACGCTCTTTTTCAAGGAGTGCATCTTGCGCTTGGCGTTGCTTTTCAAGTTCAGAGAACTTCTGGCCCCACTCTTGCTCAACCTGGTTAATACGGCTGTTGAACTCATCTTCACGCTTTGCGAGAAGTTCTTTTGCGGAAAGCTCTTCAATTTCACGCTGACGGAGGATATCTGCTTCTTTACGAGCGCGCTCCTCAGCTTCTTTGATTGCCTTCTCACGCTCAGAACTGAGTACGTTCAACTGCTCTTCCATTGACTTGACACGATGGTCAGCATCTTCAAGACGCTTATACATCTTGCCCTTTTCCTGCTGACGAATCTTCTGGACTTCATCTTCAGAAAAGTACTTCTCTTCGGCACGTGATTCCTGTACAGGAGCTTGCTCTTGAATTACAGGGATTGTAATACCGTCTTCACTACTTTGAACTGACATGTCTTTACCTCTATTGGTTGGGCTTATGTGGGCTGAGTTAATGTACTTATTATTCTTCGTCAGGAACACGACGCTGGGCGAACCTAGCTCCGTATGCCTTTGCAACTATATTGTTTACCATTCCCGCAACTGGTCCACCCATTACGTCTGTACCAGGCAGGGGGCCTTGTGGGTCCTGCGGGTTCCCTGCATTTGCTACATTACCACCTTCAGAAGGTGCAGGCACTGATGATCCACCAGGGCCTGGTAACAAACCTGTAGCCATCATTACAGCTTGATTGATTTGCGCCCTAAGCATGTCTAAGGCACCCTGATCAACCGCGTCGTCACGTAGCTCTTCAAAGATTTCACTAAGTTTTTCACGTGGGAATTCTTCACCCAATGTGCGGAGTGCACCTTCTTTGGATTCAAGTCCCAAAGCCATTTTGGCTTGTACTTCGTTAAGTTTAATAAGCACGTCAATTGGCAGAGGTTCTGGCCAGTGTGTTTGAGTGCGGTATGTAAGAGGATCAGCTGGATCTAGCTGTGGAAGCTGATCTTGTTCTGGTGGTTCTCCCAAGGTTGGGTTATATATGAGGGTTTCAGGTTCAAACACTGCACAAGTACGAATGATTAGTTCGTTAATCTTTTCCAGGCCCTTAGTAAAGTGAATGCGCTTCATGTTGAAGCGGTTCATCATTGGCTGGTATTGGATAGAGAGTGCTACACCCGAAGTGTTTGAAACTGGCTGGAACTGACCTAATGCTGTTTCAGGTACACCAGTAATTTCGTGCATTGCTTTCTTTAAGAAGCTAATGTACTCAATTGCTCCAGCCATTTCACCACGGGATTCAAGGTTGTACACATGGGCGTCTTTAGGCAACCCAGCCCAAACTTTCTTAGGACCACGTTCTAATTGGCTTGCTTTAGCGCCAGTAATAATGGTCACTGGAGCTGCGTGGTAGTTAATAATGTCAGAGATTTCAGTCATCTTTTCGTTCATTTCACGGTTAAGTGGAATGATGTCCCAGATGTCTGATTGGCCCCAAGGTGACGAAGAAATAGTCATGTTAGGGATATGAACAATAGGAATAATGCCTAGTGGGTTTTCGTATTGGTCAATCAACTCATCATTAATGTATTGCTCAATTGAGTCGTCAGTCAAAATTTCAGTAAAGGTGTAAACCTGACGGGTGCCTTCAGGACTGGTACCCCAAAAACGGTACTTTAACTTAAACCGAAGAATACGGTCACGGTCGTGAGGGTGGTACTCAGGGAAACAATGAGATGGGTTTATGGGGATAACACGTACACGACCTTCGTGGTACATCCCAGCCGAGTCCTCGTAAGGCTCTTCGTAAGCCACTTTAACAAAGCAGTCACCAGTAACACTAGCAAGCTGGCCCATTTCCCAAAGAACGTAATGCTTTGAGTTATCTTGTTCCCAAACCTTATGCAAAAGGTGGGGAATAATGGCAGCATTCTGTTCTGGTACTTTCCATTGAATGCCTTTACCAAAACAGAAGTTTGTAATGTAATCCGACATTGTACGGATGTAGTTAAGGGTGATGTTCTGTTCACCCATTTCACGACGGTATGACCAGTGGTGTCCCAGGTACCAGGCCCAACACGTTGAATAACGGTTAAGGCGCGGTCCATGGACTTCAAACTCTTCGTCGGCTAACTCCACCAACCCAAGAGGGGAGATGGCAACAGTAAGGTCGCTAGATGAAGCGCGATAACTTGGTGACCAGAAATCAATCGGCATTAGACCTTGCCCTGTTTTGTCGTTTAGGTTTACTTATATTATCAGGAATATCAACGTATGTTATGGATTTAACCATTCCAGACGGGATATGCATCATGTTACTGTACATGTCTGTCTTAGTTTTAAACAAACAAAAAGTTGAAACCATTGTTATATAACCTTCTTGTAACCCTTCAAGAACCCAACCAACAGTAACTGGAAGTGCTGGGTCAAATTCATATTCGTCTTTGTATACCCATGTACCATCGCTATCAAAAGCGTCAATCCATTCAACGACAGCAAATTTGTACGGGTAGGTCATAATGACATTGTACTAGTTATGATTTGTACAATTTACCATGATACATAGCGCATCCGCTATGGAACGGGACCTGTTCATACCAGAACTCACCCTCACCAGGCTGGTAGGTAACGACAGCAATCCCTTGCTGCCAGTCCTCCACAATGGTCATAGGTCGACCGTCCAGGTCGAGCGCCCCCTTGGTGCTTGGGACGGCTCCGTCACAGCGGGCCAACGTACCAGGGGATGCGGCCATGATGGTCTTTGCGCCATCCCAATCGTCACGGGACCGTTCAGCCCATTCACGCCTGTGGATGTGTCCGTAAATGACAGACGTTTTTTCTGACCCAAGGTAGGCGTGCGCTGTCGACCCGTTACTCCGTACTTTTGTGCCGTGGATAACCCTGAGCCTTTGGTTGATCCAAAATTGTCCAGCTGGATAGCCCGGTACAAACTCCACGCCAAAATCAGCGAAGCGGCAGAGATAAGGGATACTAAGTACAGGCCAACTTTCAGGGGTGTTACCCCTCTTGAGGCCAAACGAAGCTTTTGCGTTGTCAAGTACATAGTTAACTAACCTTTCCTCATGGTTTCCAGCCAACCAGACAATACGTGCCTGAGGGGCAATTGCTCGTAGTTGTGCACACAAAGTAGTTGCCCTGTCAATTGCGGCTTGAGTAGTAAGGGCGTAGCTTGGGCTTAACCTGTACTTACCAAACTCAGGGAAGTCTAGGTTGTCGCCAACCATGACAATCAAATCAGGGTTAACTGACTTAATAATTGCCATAGATATTTCTAGGGCGCTTTCATCCTGGGTGGGAACCAAAGTTCCATTTGCATCTCGGAAATAACCAATTTGCATGTCTGGAAGGATTACACACTTTTGGTAATCATTTGCAACGCTTGGCTTAACCTTTACAACTGGAAGCTTTACTGAAGGCCCCTGTTGGATTACAGGCCATTGTGGCCCGCTCTCAAAGGCTGGAGAGAACTGAATACCCATTAGGTCATGGATCTCAGCTTCGCCGGCTTCATTCTTTGTAAGTGACTGGTACAGGGAGACTTTCTTTACACCTCCAATTTCGTCAACATCAATATCGTTGCGCTTTAAAAGCTCAGCAATTCTTCCTAATGCGTACTTGGTGTTACCTAAGTCTTTGGCCAGGTCACTCACATCTACACCTCTTTGCTACATGTCTTGCAACGGTACTTGAACTTATGTCATATTTGTGCTTACGAAGAACGTCTGTAAGCCATTCGCAAGAATAAACCTTAGACCTTCCTGAACCAGCGTCATGCCTGATCATCTCAATTGCTTTATCCAAAGCTTCAGCAGCTTCTTCATCCATTTGAGTACGGATCTTAGTTAACCCACAATCTAATTTAGAATTATGGGTTTTAGGCGACACCAGGTCATCAACCAGTGATGACTTTTGCTCCATGTTGTGCTCCTAGTGGTGACTTAATTAAGCAGCTTTAGTGCTTGCGTCAGTATACACGTTATTGCTTTTGTTTGTGCGGTTAATGTGTTTCTTAACCTTATTCATAAGATTTACCAGTTCGTCTTCATCAGCAAATCCACGCACAGAAACACGTGAAAGGTAGTTAAGAATTGAGTGGTAATCGTTGGCAGTCATAGCTTCTCCTGAGTTGTTGAGACATGAACTCTACCAAAGACTCTTGATTACGGGATACAAAAAAGACGGGGAATTACCCCCGTCTTTTCTCCCTAGTGTAAACAGATAAGTTTACAGATAGGCGCGATCAGTCATAGACGACTGTCGGATTCGGGCGCTTCATGTAGCCACCCGATCCAAATGCATACTCAAAAGTAGGCATGCCTTCACCAGACATCGTTCCTTGAACAAAATCACCAAGCATTGCTGGTGCTTCAATCCAAGACGACGAACCAACATGAGCGCGCTCACGCATGGTCTCTTCGGCGTACTTGTAGAACATTTCTGGGTTGTTGTGGTTGCTGCGGCCAGGGGCCGGAGCGGTGTCTTCGTAGGCACCTACACCAAAGTCGTACGGGACATCGGTGTCAGTTGCAATACCTTCTTCAAAACGAAGAGGTCCACGGTTGCCGGGCATACTAGGAGCGTACGTACGCTCAAAAGTTGCCATTCCGGTTTCTGGGAACATGGGGTTGGGAGCTACCTGCATATGTATCCTCCTAAGGAATACTCATTTCTTTTTTAAATATTACCACTTTTTATCACCGTCCGAAGAAGGGTGACTCACTAACAGTGATAGTAGGCATTGTATCAGTTACAGATAGGGAGCATGCTATGGCCAGGGAGTCTGGGTAGTCGTCAAAGGCCCCACGTTCGTCTGGGGCGGCAGCCAAAAGGTAAGGTCCTCGGTAAACCTTTTCTAGGTCCGACATCTGCTGGTTAAACTTCTTCCAGTTCCTAGTACGCCTTGCTTTAGAGTGCCCTGGAACAACCAGTTGATTACGCTGGATTAGTTCAGTCAAATGAACCCAACGCTCATTCTGGGTCTTAGCATCAGACGACACGGCTGTAACCTCAATATGGGGTAACAGGATCTGTAGACGTTCTGTAACAGCTCCACCCACACCCTGAGCATCAATGCCTACTCTGTAAACATCATAGTTACGCAAAAAGTCAACGATCTCAAAGTACTGCTGTTCCCATTCAGTGTTGTTGATTTCTAACCAGTTGAGAATTCGGTGTTCGTAGAACCCAAACCCATCTGGATGGTCCCAGTCAACCCACACTGCCGTTACAACAGTAGAGTCATTAGTACGGGCAACGTCAATACCAGCCACAATAGGTGTTCTCCACCACTGTTTAACAATAGGCATTGATGCGTCGTACATTTGGGATAGGCGCTCGTCAGTGACAAACATACCTTTTTCTAAAATCCACTTATTACAGTAGGACATCTGGAACTCATCAGAGTCTTCGCCAATACGTACTTTTTCTTTAGAAATAAACTTGGCGTAATTATCGTTGTACTTTGAAGCTACGCGATGGTCATACTCAAAGTGAGCCTGACGATGGTTACGCTTTCCATTGATATCTCGTCTTTTGTTGTACTGGATCATCTTATAGAAATAAGACTTATTCCTAGTAGCGGTGCCAGTAAGGACAATTGAACCGTTGTTGAACGCCAACATTGGTTTGATTGACTTTGCAATCATGAATTCGTCAGCTTCTTGAGCTTCGTCAATCATGACAAAGTGGTAAGTCTTAGATTCAATCTTTGCCTTAGGGTTACAAGTCTGCATACGGCAAAGCGAGCCAGAGTGTTTGAGGCTAATAATACGGCCCTTACCACGTGCACCGCCTGAAGTGGCTTTGTCGTCAATCTCTGGGTCAAGTAAGAAATCCATAGCATGGTCACTAGTTAGCTTGTTGACAATACGGCTAAACACCGTGTCTGCCTGATCTTCAACAGGGGCAAAAACACCACACCAAAAGCCTTTTTCAAACTTGTCTAACCATGTGGGATATACCTTGGAAAGCTTAGGTAGGATAACCATCATAGAGGCCATAACATTAGAAAGAACCTCAGACTTACCGGACTGACGAGTAGCCACTAGGGTCATTTCTTCACCATCACCCAGAACAATTGACTCAATAATTCGGTAGGCAATTGGAACTTGGTATGGGAATAGCTTGATATTACAAAACTCTTCTGTAAACAAAATGAGCTTTAAAACTAACTGATCAATGAATTCCGCAGAAGTTTCGTCTAACTCATTGGAGTCATCAAGTCCCTGCTCTTGTTCTTCATTAAGTTGTTCTTCAACTGTTAATTCATTTATCACTTCTGGACTGCAATTCTTTCCAGATCTCATCTAACATTGTAATAATTTGTGATACCTCGTCAGGTGCGTCTTTATAGCGCCAAGAGTCATATGCTTCACCAAGATGCATAATGGTGGTATTAAACCAGTTCTTTAGCTGTTGTGTTTCCATGTTAGAGACACGAGGAATAGAAGAACCCTTAAACTTTTCTTCAGCTTGTTTTTTAATGAACAGTTTCATTACCAATCTCCAATTTCCCCAGGTGGTGTATCCAGTATGCGACCCTGCACAGCGTACAGCAAGCCCTCTTCGTCTGCAAGGGTTTTGGGTGTAGAACACAACCCAATTTGAAAAACATACTTTTTAATGCGTATTTGAATACCTTTACCAGTTGCATAGGGGGCAGAGGTTTGGCGCATAAAACCAGTTGACAATAATTTGTCTTTTGATATTCCTGTGTCCCTTAGTATCCAATAAACTTTACCAATTTTGTACAAGTTGTTCATTATTCCCTAGAGTTTCCTGCTCTTATGCTACGGAATTCTTCATAGTCAAATAACCAGTCTTCCCATGCATCTTTTGTATCTGTTGCTTTATGTAGCTCTTTATACCTAGCTTCATCTCCGTCTTGCAATAATCTTCCGCCAGATAAAATTTTAACGGATCTTCCAAGAGAGGGAGAATTACTAAATGAATCCCATTGACTCTTGCTGTTACCTGAAAACACATAAATAGCGTGACTTTGAGCTTTTGATGGTCGTGCAAAAGCAACAAGTATGTCACCAAATACACCAGTTTCAAAAGCTCCAGCGTCAAAACCGTACATCATTGCTTTGCTATTTTCTAACGGGTTGTCAATTGCTGGGATACTGTCGCTTATATAAGTTGTTGGAATCCATTGGATACCTTGGACACGTGTGGATGTGCGTGAACCACCTAGGTAGTAATCATCTCCGTGCCTAAATGCGTCATCCGGCCTACTTGTGGATCTTGAACTGTTGTTCGATTGCCCTATGCGTATCACTTCAGAAGGATCTGGAATTTCTGGTGTTTTAGATTCAGGAGTGTCAAGAGTTTCTGGTTCTATCTCTAGAAGCGCCTCGTCATCTGCACGTTCTTCTTCAGAACGAAACAGTTGTTCGCGCCTACCACTCTCTTCAAAAAGCCTTTGAGCCTCTTGTTCTCTTTGAAGGATTTCTTCTAGTGCGCCAGTAAGGTCGAGCTTTTTGCGCGCCACTTGTACTCCTTATAATCAGGTTTTAATAATGTAATTAAGAACTATATAAGGTTGCAAGTTGTTATGTGCAACTACTGTTCCTGAGGTACCACCAGTACTTGCTGTAAGCCCAGTACCATTTGGTGCGTCAGTATTGTTGTTTGCTGCGGCACTTCCAGATGCAATTGGAGTTCCAGAGTTGGTGGTTGAGTCAGTTACATTACCAGAAATAGACACGTTAGCTGATGCGGTACTTGTTCCTGGGTACTGATAAGCGTCCCAACGGACAAGGTTTGCACTCGACCAGTCGTAGTTTATTCCAGCAGTCCCACGACGTGTATAGAAATACCCTGGTTGATCATTATTGTTTATAATAGGGCTAGATGCTGGGTGTTGATGCCCAGAGTCTGACGCCGTAATGTTATGGTAGTGACCATGGCCAATGTAGTGGCGGTGGTTACCCATACCGTGGGTGTGGGCAGACATACCATGTGTGTGCGGGGGCATTTGTGCTTCGCTTAAAGATACAGTTTCTGCTCCACCGGTAGCACCAAGGGTAGCAAAAGTGCCAGAAGCAGCTTTTCCTACTGGAACTCGTGTCTGCAAGTTTGGGAGATAGTAAGTAGTTCCTGAGTGCGTGCCGTAGGTGTCACCTACAACAGTAGCAAGCGCCCCATAAACACCACTTGAGAATGAAGCACCATTACACAAAAGGTAACCATCAGGGGCAGTGGTGCCTGCGTACTGTTGAATTACGCCTGGTGGTACTACCTGTTTCCAGGCAACACCAGCAGACTGGGTTGAGTCAGCAACTAGTGACTTACCATTTGTGATATCTGATGAAGTACTTGCTGGGAGGGCAACCTTGGTATATGTATTATCTGCAGTACCAACCAACAAGTCGCCTTTAGCTTCAATACTTGCGGCTGTTAAAACGATACTTGTGTCCAAGTTAAGGGTAGCCACACCTGAGGTAGCGCCTCCGGTAAGACCAGTACCAGCAACAACAGATGTAATGTCACCCGCTGCAGCAACAGGAAGGGTATTCCATGCAGTTGTACCATCGCCAAACTTAATGATCTTGTTTGTGCTTTCGTACCCCAGTTCACCTAGGGCAAGGATGGGATTTGACGTGGACCACTCTGTGTCGGTACCACGCCTAAATTGAATTCTAACAGCCATTAAGGGCTCCTTATCAGCCGAACATCTTCTTCCATGTTACAGGACCAACAGAACCATCCGCAGTTAGTCCATTTGCTGTCTGCCATGCTTTGAGTGAAGCAACAGACTTAGGGCCAAAATCGCCATCTGCTTTTGCTCCAATGATTGCCTGGACAAGTGCGGCACCTGGTCCCTTAGAACCTAGGGCAATAGGAGTTCCTGGGTAATCAAACTTCATGCCACCGCCAGCAGGTGCTGGAGCGGCTGGGGCTGCTGCTGGAGCAGCCTGTACTGAACCATCAGGAGAAGCGTCACCAAGGGCGTACTGCCAGTGCCAAGCTTCAAACTCTTTAGAGGCAGGATTATTGCCCTGAAGGTAGAAACCATACTTGGGGGCGTTAGCGCACATCCATTGGAAAGCAGGAACGTTTACACCAAATGATGCAGTCTTACCACCCTGATCATAACCAAGGTCAATGGCAAGTCCCCAACCGTGGTTAGAACCCTTAAGGCCAGTTGGATCTGGCGCAGCCGAAGGAGCTTTACCCTTCTTCAACCACCAGGTCTTACCTTCATATTGACGGGTTACACCGGTACCAGTATCAGTTGTTACATAACGATCCATAAACATTGTCAACTGACCCTGGAATGAGCGGTAGTCACCAACGTTCTTTAACTTGATACCAGCAGCAAGTGCTGCGTCGTACATTTTGTTGAACTCAGCAGCTACTGGTGCGTACATCTGGCCACCCGTCTTAACCCTGGCTAAAAGGTTTGCTGGCAACTGCCCATTCTTGTATGGCTTAAGGGCGGTAGGGACTACAAGTTTGATAAAGGGAAGGCTCATTTGGCGCCTTTACCAAAAGAAGTGTCACCGGGGTTGAGGAAACGCATAACTACGGGGATAGCCGCGGCCCAAAGAGCATTAAGGGTCAGTTTCCAGTCTTGCGTAGCGGTATAGGTAGCTACACCAGCGCCAAGTACGCTACGTGCATAAGAAGCAATTAAAGCTTTATTTTGGGTTGACAACATGAGATTCCTCCTGAGGGGTTTTCTGTATAGCATCAATTGTAGCCTCTAGGACAGCGATACGCTGGGCCTGCTGTGAAATCTGATTTACGAGGGATTCAACAATCTTGTTGACATCTAGTTGTACATTGGACATTATTCTTCTCCTAGGGTGTTTCGGTAGGTTGTACTATATTGGGTTGCCATTCTTCGGGGGTGTTGCCCACTATGGCTAGGGGAATTTAATGTTTGACCTGAGGATGGGTTGGTTAAACTATCTAGTGTTGTGGGAAAGTTAGTTGCCATTATACTGCTCCTATGTCCTCAACAAGAAGAAATGCATATTGAGTCGCACTGCGAGTTGCACCGATGGGGAAGCCAGTAGTACCTTCCAAAGTAGCAACGAGGTTGACAGTGCCAGCGGTGAGAGTTGTGACAGCAACACAAGTCATGTCTTCGGGCGTTGAACTATACCAAATAAACGATTTTGCTGTCTGTTGTACCGCACCTGCAAGGTTTGTGAGTCTTATTCTACCTATAGCAGTATCCGTTTCGCTAAATGCGCTATCAATTGACGGCTCGTAATAAGTGATTTTGTAATAACGGTTTGCGACAGCGGTAAAAGATGAACCAGTTATTTGCACTTGTTCATTATTCCCGATGGAGCCAGACGTTGTGGCTTTAGTAAAAGCCATGACACCACGGGGTAACGAAACACCGCCACGAGTAATATCACCCGTAACAGCCAACGAACCCAAAGTACCAACACTCGTTAAAGACGACGACACCACATTAGACGCAAGGGTTGCTCCAGTAATGTCAGAAGCATCAGTAGTGTAAAGCAAAGAAGTCCAGGCAGTAGAACCAGTACCAATCTTTAACTTGCCAGTATCCGTTTCAAATCCCATCTCACCAGCGGCAAGAGTTGGGTTAACTGAGGTCCAGTTGGCGGCGGTATCACGCCGTAGTTGAATGAGTGCGTTACGAGCCATTATTCAGTTCCTTCTTCTATTGGCAACTCAAAGTATGCCCGTGCTTCTTCTTCGGTATTAAACCAATACCATCCGTCAATAGGGTAGGTGTATTGATCATGAGTTTCTTTATATAGAGAGTACTCTGCATGAAGAACGAAGTTGGGACCATAAAGTAGGTCACCATCAAGTTTATAGAATCCTGGATTCATCCTGTTACTGCCCATCCTTTAGCAGTAGCGATAGCCGGGTTGTCTGATGCGACTCCCCAGTTGCCTGTTACCGTCAATGTCTGTGATGTTACTGTTGGTAGTGCTGTATAATATGCGTTTAATGCTGTTGCGCTCATTTTGAGGCTGCCGATTGAGTGGGTAAATTTCATGTTTATTGCAGAGATACTTTGCAGGGAAGGACA